CCCGTTCATTATGGCGATGTAGCGTAAATCCTGAATGAATGACGCGAGTGCATTTTCCTCGACCGTTCGAAGCGTTGCCGTTTTCGATGTCATCTTCTGCGACAGCGTTGATGCGGCCTCAACACCAGCGGTAACGTTAGTCATGCGATGTGATGATTTCTCAGCCGCTTCAAGCGCTCTGTCCATCATCACTATGGCGTTATCCTGGCCAGTGCCATCGGTCGATACGAATTCGAACTTGGCTTCCGTAGGTGATTTATCCGTTCGAATCAAGGCGCTAGAGCCAAGAAAGTTAATGGCGTCTTTGCCGAATCCATACGCAACCGCTGTTGATGTGTTGCTTGCGTGAATGTCGCTGTACAAATCGGCTGACAATTGATAGTACTTAATGCACTTTAAAATCATGCCTTCCAGCGGGATAGCGTCTGGGTCCATTTCCATGCCCGTTGAACCCTGACAAGTAAACGGTAATTTCTTCTCTTGAAAGTCAAGGTCGTCGAATTCAACCGTTGGTTTGGTGTTGTCATCAGGGTAATGCAGCTCTACCTCATAATGCCGGTTGACAATAACGCCATCGTCGTTAAACGTAGGCACAAGCTTTAGAACGCGGTAAACGTTAATTGTCTCGTGGCTGAATATGTCTGATGCGTCCTTTTCCTCGGTTTCGCGAAGCACAATCAGCGATGTAATGCCTTGCGATTCCTTCCAATTGATAATCGATAGTGGATCGTAGAAAGCGATCCTGACCTTGTTGTCGTTCTTGTCCGTATCAACGAAATGACCTAACCGACCATGTTTTAATCCGTACGAAATCAACTTTCCCTGCATTTGCCTTAAGGGGATGCCGCCGCCCGCATCTTCATACAGGTATTCCATCGCCGGGGGGATATCGATATCCCATGGAATGCGCGTGGCCAGTGATGTTAGACCGATAACCGATGGCTGGAATATGTCGGGAAGCTCGGCCCTTGATAGGTAATTTGTATAGGCGTGTTCAGCCTCAACAACAGCGCCTGATAGCTTTGCGGATAACTGTTGACCGGTTCTTTTAAGGTATTCTTCGCGCTTCGATCTAACCTTATCTTCACCATCGTATACATCATTCGAGCGTACCCACCTTTTCTCGTAGGCGTGGTAAAGGGGATGCTTTGTAGTAACGCTTGTTGATTTTATATCCATCGCTACATAAATGCCGGTGTGAATGATACGGATGTTGTGGCTTCTTTCATATGAACAAGCTTTTCAATTGCATCTGCCAAAGTATCAATTTGATCATCGTAGTTATGAGAATCATCATCGGTGAAGTCCTCGCACTCATTTAGAAAATCGTCGACCCATGACGCAACTGTGGGCAAGTAAACATAACCACTGCTGATCGGCAACACGACGCCATTAACACGAGTAAACTTGTCCTTCTCTCTGATAATCCCAACAATCGCATGTTTTAATTGCTCGCTCATCGACTGAATAAGGAACGTGCCGCTTTGAGCATCTTCTATATTAAAAGCAGTTGCGCCCTTCGCCGTCCACTTATTCCAAAACCTCACCGCCTCTTTGTGCAGTTCTGGAATGGTCATTTTTTTTCTGAACACTTCGAGTATGTAGCATTCCCCGTCATGCGTTTCACCGGCAGCAGTCAATACGCTGTAGTCGTTAGCATCGCCTTTTTTATTGGCGGTATCTGCAAATAACTCTATGCGCTTAAAATCCGGCAAGTCCTTTGGATCGTATCTTTGAAACCACTCGCGCTTGAGGATGGTATCCCCTTTACGTGTTCGCGGTCGCTGCCCATATTGAGAGTCATAAACATAAACGCTTGCCCGTTTTAATCGAGCAACATCAACTTCGGTATGTTTCTTTTCCCACAACACGCCATCGGGCAGGCCGTGATCGATTGGCTTACCGTGTGTGTATTTTTCCGGGTAAGGTAAGTCGTTATCTATTTCTACCGGTAGCTCTAAATGGTCCCACGTTTCGCCAGAACCGCCACGCAATAAAAACTCGCACAGATCGCCACAGTCTTTTAATTCGTCGTTATAAAACTCACCAGCATAAGTAACCAAGCGCTGCATAATCACGACAATCGGCACGCCTTCGTGCGCTAGTCTCGATTGAATCGTGCTGCTGTACCGCTCGTTTTGTCTGGATGTTTTTGTTCGGCTGTTTATATCATCAGGCTTTACAGGGTCATCGATAACAAACGCGCCAGTAAATCCGCTCTCATCCATTTGACCAGCTCGAAAACCGGTGATACCAGAACCCGAAGCCGCTGCACGCATCCCGCCACCGTTGTCAGTGCGCCAGAGTCCTTTTGCTTTTGTGTCATCCCGCATCGTTATCGGGTTGATGTACTGAAACAATTCCGACTCTAAAATCTCTTTGACTTTAGCGCTGTTATCAAGCGCCAATTCGGAACCATAGCTAGTGTGGATAAATCTCGAACACGGATTAACAACAAAACCACGCGCTATAAACGTCCAAACCGCTGCGAGAGTGTTGTGAGTGACAATCCCATCACTAACATAATTAGCAGTATCCTTAACTTGAAAATGTATGACGTTATGCACGCCTGCATTCTCTTTTTCTGTGATTACATCGTAGTGGAAATCATGCAAAGTCTCTGATTCGTTCTCTGGGTATGCCTCTACAATACGCTCCCACCTGTCTTGCGTTATGTGTTTTTTAAGGGAGTCGGTACGCAGACCGGCTTTAATATCAGCACCTCTATTTCCACCCTTAAAGACCTCTGAAGGGTATGCGTCGATGTAAGATTGCCGTTTTTTGCTCCTATACTCAGCAAATCTGTTCTGCTTATGTAGTGCATTCGTATTTTCTTCTATGTAGCTGGCATAGGCGGCTGAAATATTCAAATTCCATGCGCCCGCATGTTTGTTTTTCTTGTAAGTGACAACCGACGGAACGCCACACGATGCTAAAAGTCGCTGGCATCCTTGAATTAGATTCTTGCTGGCCAATGTGACGCCTAGCTGATTACACCTACTCGTCATCCAGCCGTCTGTTGCAAACATAAGCCCTATGAATCTCCAACGCTGCGCCAATGGCAAGTTATCGAATTGTTCAGGGAATGTTTTATTTTTCGCCAACCCATTAATTTTATATTTATTTCTGAGCTTTATAGCGATTGAATGAGGCTTTCCATTCGTTGATCTGCTGCCAGCCGTTTTCACATACTCGCACCCGGTAACGTAATAATCTATACCGCTAGCGCGTTGGTACAAATTCAAACCAAGCTCGTCACAAGCACGTCGCATAACATCGACCACTTCCACATCACCCGACGTGAACCCTGTACTTCTTTGCTGAGAGCATGAACCCTCAAAAAGTAGCAAAGTAATCAAGTCCAGCTCAGCGCTAGGGATCGGCTCACCAAACTCAAGCGCCTTGTTAAACGTTACCGCGTAGTGCTCTTGCGGATTAATCTCTTGCAGCTTAGTCCACCCCCTCTGCGTCCTAATAGGGTGGTCATAGCTAGCGACATACTCCCTGCCAGTTCTGGTTTTAACCCGTATACATGGCTTTTTGTGAAGCTCCATGGCTTCGCATTTAGACCACACGGCGCGACCTGAATCAAAAGAGCAAAACTCATCACCAACAACAACATCTGACGCTTTTATGTAGCCACGCCGAGTTAAAACCAAAGAATCTTCATGGCTACACTTTCCGTACCCCGGCGGTATATTGATAATCAGCCGCTTAATTTCACCGTTAATAACCCTGTCCAAGGTGTTGCACAGCACTTGATGATGCGGCCCGACTATCAACGGACTGCCCTCAAGCGTTTCTACGCAATACTTTAACGCCGCGAACTGACTGCCTTTGACTAACTGCGCTGTGATCGATGGATCGTGCTCAAGCGCCTCATCACTTACCAACATCGCCATTCATTACCCGGTCTATGTACGATTTGGCATCGTCGGTCAAATCAACCTTCACATCGCTATCAACCTTGCCACTGTGTTTAACTTCTTGAGCAGAATTCCAACCACCCATATCAGACAATTGCTTAATAGCCGCTTTCTGATCATGCACTTTGATTTTATTGCCTTCCTTGGTGCTCGACAATTCTGTGATCGCTTTGAAAGCTTCCGGCGATATCTCGCTCGAATCCTTCATATCCCACGTTCCAACTGTTATCTGCTCGCCATCATCATCAGTAAACGTTCTACTGCCGAATGTAACGAGATCAGACAGGCTATTGCGTGCTATGTCCGAGAGAATTGAAACCGCCTCATCGCGACTCAGAGCGTTCTGTTTGAATGAATGATCGCGTAATGACCTATATAATTCATTCACGTTATCAATCGTCAACATTCTGGCGACCGCTGTTTTTGCCGAGTTATTATCAGCATCAGGATAATGCGCACTATAAGCGGCTGTATTGCTTGAGTAATTTCCCGAGAGAATCGCTTGTACTACTTGCACATGTTTTGGTAAGCACTTATCTGCTAGCTCTTGCAAACTATCGGGTATTTCTGGTACTACTTCTGTCATTATATTTCCGGTTTACTGCTTGTGTTTGTCGTTGTCTAAATGCGACATGGGTACCAGCCTTATTTCAGTCTTATGTTGTACTGAGCCGGTATTTTTGAACACTTATTAACCAATACCGAGTTTAATACATGCCTGTATGCGACATTTTGCGATTATTGGGTACCGCCGGTCTCCCGACTTCATATGAAATAATCTCACCGCCACAATAGACACTAAGCTCGCAGGCCACCTGACAAGCCTCTATAGCATTTCTACCGCAGTGCATGGCAGCAAGCGCAAGGTCAGTGCCACTGCCCCAAGCGTGATTCTTATTGCGGTCTAGCACAATTGGGAATTTACCGTAATAAACCCTTATCTCGGCTTCAGACACGACGACTAGATTCGATAAATCTTGCTTTTCAATTTCAGGGTATTTTTCAGGGTCGGCACCGGTTTCAATGTACCAATCGAATAACACTAGAACTGTCTCAGCGCTGCCAGAGCCAGATAAAATCTCGCCTGATTCTGTTTTCATGCTTTTTTTGATATCAATCGGTCTGTCGCTGTACACTCCAAGAGAGTCAACGGCAAGCGTCTTACCGTCCCATGCTATTACGGTCAATATTTGTTCTCTCGTTACGTGCCTGAATTTGCAACAAAGCTGCGTTCGGTCGCAATCACCGCGTTAATCGCTTTTCGTTGTTCTTCGAAACTAGCGGTGCTTGATAAGCCCTCTACCGCTTCACTCAATTTATCCGGCAGTGATTTTGCCCTGACTTCGCGTTTATCGATTGATTTTTGCGCGTCGGCTTCGGCTTTTTCTTGCTTGCACTTAGCTTCATGCTCAGCAATGGCAACGGCCAAATCACGCTGAGCAGTGATGTAGTCATTGTACGATTTACGTTGATGCGCCTTTGCTTTTATAGCTACGCTTCGAATCCTTTCAATTTTCCTAAGCCGTAAACTAGCTAATGTCTCGTTTGCCACTGTTACGGTCTGAATGGGTCAATCATAACCACGTGAGTACCAGTATCACCCATCACGTATAGGTGGCACCCGTCCATATCTTCGAACCTGGACATACTCTCTCTGGATGTTAGCCTGACAGCATCTTTTAAGCTTTGATTGTTATAAGCTGGCTGCGTGGTGGATGCTATCCACAATATAGGATCATTCGACTCATTGACCATTGTAAACGGTGATAGTGTATCGCCTGTAACCCGCACAAAAACGCCGGTTGTAAGGTCTACTGCATGACTACCCTGTGCCATTTCTAATGCCTCTGTTTAGCGCGAAAATATCCAGCCAGCAGCGCCAGCCGATTTAAGAATAACGACGCGGTATGTTTCGTTAACATGCAACCCATCAGGATTACCGCTAATGTCGCCAGAAATTTGCACTTCGGCTGTTGATGTGCGTATGACTTCGATTTCTTTATCTGTGTCGGTGAT